GGCATCTCGCCCTTTGGTTCATTTTCTGCCATTTCGTAAGTCCTCCTAAGACTTGTTTTCTAAAGTACATTTCCNCACATNTTACGCCCTTGCGTAACTCTCTGTGGGTCGCCAACCAATCTGTTATTTACCAGTTAGTTATCCATCCAATAATCAGTCCCTCATATCTTTCTTGGTGTTATTTACCTATCAGATCCTTCAGGGGCGTTTCACCCCGCATAAGTCCATAAACATCATCTGTATGTTCTGAACTGAGTTGCCCAAATTTAAACTTGCCTTCCTTCCATGCCTCGTACTTTGCATCCCCCATTATCTGCTTCTGTGTGGCTTCATCCTGCTTATTGAACCAGTCCTCTCCCGTCTCTTGAATCGGAATGTCGCCGGTATAAGGTAACATCGCACACCGCCCGTTGTAATGATCATCCAGCACCTCGTCCAGGTCGTGCAAAGTCCCGTGCATAGCAAGACATGACATGCAAGCACCGTCAAGCTCCGCCCACCAAACCCACTTCTGCACCACATCCGAGTTGGCAATGTAGTTCGCCCTGGTTGCCTCTCGATAAGCGTATAACTGAGAAGTGCGCGCCCAGCGCAAGGCATCCGTCAAACCCATCCCCAGTGAATTTTCAATGAGCTTAGCCACTTTTACCGGGTTATAACCCAGTCCTACGCCCTCCAGTATTGCATCAGCAATCTCCTGAGCATAAGTACCCGCCAGCCTTGATAATCTCTGAAACATTACCCCATCAGGCTGTAAGAAGCCCAGCATGGTCTCAATAGCTTGCGCCGGTACAGTCTGCGGTGCTGTTATCCCATACACCTTCAGGTACGCTGCTGAATTAGCAATCGCCTGTTCAATAGCCAGTCTTGCCCCATTGCTTATCTCCACCTGAGCATAAGCAGAATAGCGCGTTAGCTCGTCTTCAATAGCCCTTATCAGTTCACCGTACCGCGCCAGTTTAGCAATCTGCGACCTGGTCGGATCCTCTAACTGTCCATAAGCCAACAGGAATAAATCGATCTTGTCCTTTAGCCTGGAATAAAGCCCCTGGTACGAACTTACCAAACGCCCCATAGCCTGCTCGTCAAGTTTGAGTAAGCGGTCTCTGAATTGTTTGGCAAGGTCAATGATCGTTGGCATACCTATTTACCCTGTCCGAACGCTCTCAATAAGGCAGCACCCACATTGTCACCACTCACCTTTTCATCCGCCAGCCTTTGCTCTTCGTCTTCCCACTCATAACCACGCTTATTACTGGCGGTCTGTTTGCTAACAAGCCCCAAGTCCATATCAGTCTTTAGCGCATTTATCTGCCCAACCTCGTCAACGGGTAACACATCGAACCAAATGATCTCGCCCCCGTCCGTGTTCTTGAATCCGGCAAGCTCAAGCAAAATATGGTTTATCTGGATCAACGCTTCACCATAAAGCCCACGCTTATCTTCTACCTTACTGAGCGCATCCTGGTACAGCACCCTTAACCCAAAGTTGGTCAACGCACCCAACTTATCAGCAAGCGAGTCAATATCCACACTTCTGGCGATGTCAAATATGGCCTGCCTGAGAAACTTGATAAAATTCAGGCTGGACNCCANGTCACTCTGCATCTCCAGGTTCTGAAGCATCGCGGTATCACTATCAGACAGCACCATCTCATCAACGCCCCAGTTAGCTTGATTCGGCTTGCCAAATTTCCTGCCCCAAGTCTTCGGGTGGGCATGATATTTGATGATCTTGGCGGTGTTGCTAACCACGAAATTGAACTTATCCTGCAAGTTGATAATATCATCACTAATATCCGGGCTTCCATAGGGCGACCCGTTCTTGGGCAGGTTCTTCCAGTGAACAATCGGCGGGAAGTCGTACTCCCAAATATTAGTGTCATCCAATATCCAGCGGTTGTAATTGTCCGAGTGATAATCGCTTATCACCCAACCAGTTAGAATATATGCCCCGTCCGTCTCGTCAAGCCTTGACCCTTGCTCAATAACCTGCTTATAAGCCACATCCTTGTCGGTCTCAGAATCATGCGTGGTATAGGCGATAATATAGCGGATCACTATGGTGCAATCGTTCTGCTCTGTTTCCATGACAATGCTCGCAGGATCCAAAACAACCAATCGCGGTATAAGGTTGCCATTGCTATCCGCCGTCCCATCAGGCAGCAGTTTTATGTAGCAAGTGCCGGCTTCAGTACCGTACGATGCAACTGATTTTAGAATATCCCGCTTACGGTTCGCCTTCCATACCTCGTCAATATAAACCTGTTCTGGAGAATCAGATTCGCCAGGAAGGTCAAATGTAATGTCCTTACCAAATAGCATGGATACAGAGCGGTCAGCAATAAGCCCGCAGAAATTGACAATAACGCAATCATCCTCAGATTTTAGCGGAGCCTTCTGAACCCCGTTGCGATAATTGCGCCGGTTCTTGACATCATTCCGCTTATCCACATAGGTATCACCTAACAATGGTTGTAAAAACCATTCACGCAGCCTCTCAAATACATTAGCCATATATCACCACCACCTTATGTATAAAACGGATTCGGCAAGACTGTAACAGTTTCTTCAAGCGAGTCCTCCTCATGCGCATATCTCGCAGCGTCTATGAGGTGATTGTTTTTCTCTGATGGAATACGCAGCGCGTTCCCGTCTTTATCCTGTTTCCAGTGCGCCATCGATATTTCGTTCTTGGCGTTCACGCACTTGGTATCAATAACGATGGTCTGCTGCTGCATCCATTGGATACCGAAGTTTACAGAGTCCTTGCCCTTCTTTGCACCAATAGCGTTTACCCCATAATTTCGCAGTTCCTGGATTGACTTAGGCTCTGCGCTATCACAAACAACATACTGATCACCAATGCGGTTCTTGATCTCGATTGCCAGTTGGTCATTTGTCAGCCCGCGCTCGTAAAGTTCATCATAAACATAGATGGTATTATGGGCACGGTCATAATGCGATACCCACATTGCAGCTGGATCACTCGAAAAGCCAAAGTCAAGCCCGTTCCTGTGATTCGTGAATTGGTCAAGCCTATCGCTCAAATCCTCCACCCGCCAATTCGTGAAGATAACATTACCGAGTACGCCCCACTCACCCAATGTATAAACCTGGTAGTAGTAGCTATCCTTTTCGTTCTCTAACCGCTTTATATCCTGCCTAGTCAGGAATCGGTTATCTTTATAAGTTGTCTTCAGGATAAGCAATTCATCGTTACGGAATAGCTTCTGATTATCAGCAAGGCTGATTCCTGAAAAGTATGTCTGATAAATCCAGTGGCTTTGCATAATAGGATTGAAACTGAAAGTCATGCGCTTTACCACATCTTCAGATCCACCGCGCAAGCGTTTCTCTAATTGCTTTATGGATCCAATCTCAGTCTCAGTTGCCTCTTCGATCCACACATCCGTTATCACCCCAAAAGCAGGTGTAATTGACTTCAGTTTCTCTGTATCATCCAATCCTGCGAAAATACATTGATACTTATTTGAGCAGGTGATTGTATTGTCCGTCTTGTTGATGGTAAACTTGAATGCCACATTCCAATCTGTAATAACCTTTTGTATTTCTTGAGCAACCGATTTCCCTACCGTCTTGCCAACCTGCCTGCATACCAGGTAGTTACGTCCGCCTTTCATAAGGTCAAACACTACCCTTTGCGCAAGAAACACGGACTTCCCGGAGCTTGACCCACCATATAGAATCTGCGTAGGTGTAACGTCCTCCAGAAGTGGTTTATACACCTTATTCAATACGCTGGTATGAAACTCAATCTCCGTTGTCATCATCCACCAGTTTTATGACAATCTTTTCGCCATCTTTTCCAGTCAACTCAGTCCTCACAGGAGGCTTGCCATAAGCAAACTCAACGAACGCCATCTGCAATCGCGGGTCCTTACTTTGCGCCCATTGTCGCAGGATTATCTCGGCGACCGTAGCGATCTTGTCATTGACGATAATCTGCTTTCCGTCTTTGGTCGCAACCTCATGACTGATCGCCTTCGCAAGTTCGCGCAACTTGTCAAAGTCCTTCGGTCTGCCCTTGCGATTTATGCGCGGATCTGCTTTCTTGAATGAGCCTTCATTAGCTGCCATCGCCTGTATCTGCCTGTATATCTGCCAAAAGTCCACGAATATGCTTTGCAATCGCCCGCATAAATAAGGGTGGAACGCTGTTACCCATTCTTGCGATTCTGTTTTTTCTATCCCCAATAAAAATATACTTATCTGGGAATGAGAATATCCTTTGGGTTTCCTGAACTGATAAATACCTTTCCCTGTCAGGGTGGATAGTTCCACACATAGCAATTTCAGATTTTATAATTGCCCCACAAACTCGATTCCAACCAGCCCATTTTGTACCAATAGCACCCGCAATATTTCCCTTAATAAATCTATACCTCTGCCTGTCCATTTCCCATAAATCTGGCTGAATCTTGGATACTTTTTGCAATAATTCACCTAAGTATCTATCGTCCTCTTTATTGCCTTTCAGGTCTTCTATTGCGTCTTTTACAGTAAATGGTCTGCTCTCTGCCTTTGGGTGACTCGTTTCAATTCCCAAGTCATTACGAACGCCAATGAATATCAGTCTTTGCCTGGATTGTGGCACATTGAAGTACATAGCATTCAGCAACCTTGCTGAAACTTTGTAACCACATGATTTCAACTCTCGCAGTATCTCAGCAAAGATTATTTTCATCTTGCCCTTGACCATGCCACTGACATTTTCCATGACAAATACTTTAGGCTGTAATCCTCTCAATAGCTGGGAAAACTCCAAGAATAGCTGATTACGGTCATCTGTAAACTGTCGTTTACCTGCAGTTGAAAATCCCTGACATGGCGGTGATCCATCAAACACATCCAGTTCACCCACTTTTAACCCGGTCATTTCCAAAATCTGCTCAACACTTATCTTGGCAATATCCCCATGATAAATAGGCACATCCGGGAAATTCAGCTTGAAAGTGGCGACCGCATTATCATCCCATTCAATAGCCAATAATTCTCTGAACCCTGCCATACTGTAGCCAAGAGATGAACCACCACAACCCGCGAAAGTTGAGATAACAGTCGGAGCGTTTGACTCTCTTGGCGCAAGATGTTCTTGCCAGCAAGACTCCAGGAATGGAAGGTAATCAATCTTTTTTAGCATGCTCATTTCCACAATTAGGGCATATACAAACCGATATACCATCAGCAACCGATTCATCATAAGACTTAAACTCAGGTGAAGTAAACCCTAACTCAAAGTCCTCAAACCCCCACTCTTTTAAATCACCCATGTCAAAATTATTTGCGAGAATGTCTGTGTTCCATTCTGCCACGTTCTTATTCAAGCGAACGTTCAATTCCCGTGACTCGTCAATGGTCAATTCCCTGTCAGGTACTCTTACGTCCACCTCAAAGTCAGGGGCAACGCCCATAAGCGTTTCAAGTATTTTCTTGCGCTGGTGACCGCCGATGATGGTGTTATCAGTGTTGATAACCAGTGGGTCAGCAAGCCCGAATTTATCCAGGCTCTTTTTCAGGTCTTTTGCCTGCTTCTCTGTAATTTGACGCGGATTAGCCACATAAGGGATCAAGTCCTTTATGCGCCTTATCTCGTTATGCCATGTTATCTGTGCCATAGAATATAAGTCTTGACCAATAATCTACTCCAGGTGTAGAGGCAAGCGGTTGAATCCTCATGCGGTGCTATCATCTTCATCCGCCTCTTCGATCTGTTGCAACCTGGACTCATGTGAAATGGTCTGCTCTTCCATGACAGACACGCGGTCCTCAAGCATTTTCAACCTCGCGTCAATAGCAGCGCACTTGGCGTCAATAGCAGCGCACTTGGCAACCAGTGAAACGATGGTGTGCTGAATATCAGGATTCGGATCCGTCATGGTCAACCATTCCAGTCAAGCCTCTCAGCTTCGTTTCCACATCCCGGAGTCGCCTTGTCAGGTTGATGTTCTCAGAACGCAGTTTCGCGTTCTCTGCGGTCAACTTATCGACCATACCACGTAGTTCGGTGATTTCTTTCTGCTGTGTGTCGATAAATTCCTCCCTTGCATCAGATTTATTTTCCAACGCTTCAACACGTTCACAGAGGTTTGCGATGCGTTTCTCAGCCACAGACATCAACGTCTCGGTTGTTTTTGCTAATGACTCGTATGCGCTATTTATAGCACCCTGGTCAACAGCTTCAGCCTCCGCGGTCGTTTTGACTGT